GGTGACGGCACGATCCTCATGACGACCGACGTTGTGCCAACGGCTGACACTGTGCCGTATTGGGACGCCAACGGCGATCAACTATCGGGGCCACCAGTGGCGTCGGTTCGAAAGGTCGCGCTCCCGTTTCGTGTTGATGGCACGGGCGCGGGTGGCGTTGTTGAGGCAGGCGAGCAGGGTTTTCTGTTTCGAATGCCGTTTAATATGAATATTACCAAGGTCACGGTCCTCTCCGATCAGGACGGCGATCTGGTTCTGGATTTGTGGGTCGATAGCTATGCTAACTATCCGCCGACGGTTGCCGATACAATCACCGCAAGCGCCAAGCCAACGCTATCGTCGGCCAGCAAGTACGAGGACAGCACGTTGACCGGCTGGACGCAATCAGTCGCCGCAGGCGATATTGGTTTCCTCGACATTGACAGCGTGGCAACGATCACCTGGTTCGTTGTAATTCTCGAGGGAGATATGACCTAATGGCGCAAGGGCTATACATTGGTGCAAACCTGACCGGCTTGGTTGCCGGCGGGCAAATCCTCACACTTGGCACAGTAACAACGATCCAGGCGACGGCAGAGGCTCCGGTTGCGCGGAATGCCAATGCGATCGAAATGACGGTCGACCAAAACCTTTCGAGCGGCCAGCTGTTTTGCAATTTCTTCCCAACAGCGGACGGTGCGCCATTGGTCGGGGAAATCCTGTCCTGGTCGCCGATCTTTGAGGCCGGTGACGTCACGATCCTGTTTGACGGAGCCACGTCCGCGACGGAATACACGGCCTACTGGTTCATTCTGGCAACCGATGGCACGCGCCTGCCAACGTCAGGCTTTTTCACAAACGCCTCGACGGTAACGACGCCAAGCACAGTCGTCACGCCAACGGTCATCAATCCGCTGATCATCAACATTACCGAGGATCAGGCTACCGGCACGCCGATCGCACAGCTGACCACGGATGGCACGAGCGTCACATGGTCCGAAATCACAGACACAGCAGCCAAGTTCACGGTTAACGCTGCAGGCCAGGTATCTCTGTCCGCGTCGGTGCTCAATTCCGCGTCGCCCTATGCTCTGACGGTTCGCGCTGACAACACGGGCGCAGGCGGCGGATCGTTTGATCAGGCGGTTTCTGTTGTCGTCGCGCCACCCCAGGCCGCAGGCACAATTCACGCCACGGTCACAAACGCAACGCAGCTGCAGGCTAAGCTGGCCGAGTGGAGCGGGACAACCAACTGGAACAACACGGCGGCGGGCTTGTCTCTGGCCACAACTGACGAGCGCGTCATTGGTATCGATGCAGATTTCGGGGCGATCACCCTGGCAAACTACACATTCCCGCAGCGCGTCACTGTGCGCTCCGTTGGGACGTTCTCTGTTGCTGGCACTTGGCCATACAATCCAGATTGCGGCGCGAATTGCTCGGGCAAAATCACGCTGAACAACAACACAAACCTGCGCATGTACCTGTTGACCTGCACGCTGATTGGCGGAACCGGCAACACTGATTGCGGATTTGAGCGCTGTTCGATCCAGGGTACAGCCGCGAGCGCGACCAGCGCGCCGTCAACGGTCGGCTCGATCCTGGCGAACAATACGAATTTCTATGTCAAAAGCTGCCACATGGAACGCTTTCGGACGTTCGCGCTTTCGGCAGACGATAACATGGAAGGATTTGAGCTATCCGGCTGCGTGATCGATCATGTTGCAAACGATGGTTTCAAGTGCCGCGCTGCAACGTCTGCAATGAACTGGCGGATTGAGCGCAATTGGTTCCCGACAAACTTCTGGGGCGGGCCAACGGCGCACCACGACATGGTGCAAATGCAGTCTGGCGATATGACCGGGCTGCTGTTCTGGGGCAACGTCGGTTGCCGCAAGGAAGGCACGACGCTGTGCCAGGGCGGCTTGTGGTTGAGCAACACCAACACAGCGCCAAATGCGATCGTCCAAAACAATATCATGGCCTACGATGGCGCGAACGGCTTGAACGGCAAAGGCGGCGCCAATAAGGATTGTTCAGACAACACTGTGATCCGCGCGGAGCAAGGCGCACCTGGCTCGGTGCAACAGTATTGGGCTCCCGGCATCAGTGGTTCATGGGCAACACTCGCGCGCAATATCGTCACGTCAAAAACCGGAGCAACCGCCTCGCAAGAGGGAGCAGGCGGGCGCAATATCATCATTGGCGACACAGACAACGCTATCCCTGATTTGTCCGAGTACCTGGATATATTCGAGGGCATCATTGGCTCCGGTCGTGCGATTGGCCGCATCAAGCCGAAAGTTGGCGCGGTGACGCATTGGGCAACGGGTGGCGCGACACAAGGGGCCGTGGTTCGGTCTGAGGAGATATTCGCGGACGGCCTGCATCCTGGCTTTGTGGGCTGGCCGGTTGACGAGGCTTGGACGCGCTACCACAATACGGATATCTACGACACGGATTTCGAAATCGCGTCAGCTTATACCGGCTCATATGATGCGGACGGCGATGCGGCATGACCGGCTTAATCACCCTCGTTAGAAAACTCCCGGCAGCGCCTGTTGCGCTGGCGTCCTTCATTGATGATGATTTCGACGCGACTAACCTGGTAGCCACCACCTACACATTCAGCGGAATAACAATGCCCGAGGGCCGCATGGTTGTTGCGGTTAACGCGAGCGGCGGCACAACCAGCCTTTCAGACGCAGAGATTGACGGCGTGTCGATGACAGAGCGGTATGCTCCGTTAGTCGGCACGAACACCCTCAAATTCTATGACCTGATCACCACGGCGGGAACCGGCGATCTGATTTTCACCCTGGCAGCTGCTGGCCGGATTAGTTGGGCGGCTTTTGATGTGGGCGCGCGGTCCTATGTGACAGGCGCAGCGGACAATGTGGCAGCGATCAATGTTGATCCTGACGTCAACACAACGCTAGGCGATACCGTGATTGGTTACGCATGGTCCCAGAACGGCTCCGTCACAGATCACACGGGAACGGGCGGCTTCACTGGCGCAGGCGCAAGTCAGACCCACATGTATCAGGTTGATGGATCAATTCGGACGTCCAGCTACTTGCAGACAGCGGCTGCAGGCGGCGCTCCGGAGCTGTTCGGCATCCGTGATAGCTTATCCGCAAATAATATGCATCATGCGGCGTCGGTGGTGTATCGATAACCCAAAGGAGAAAACGATGGCGATTTTAAGTGACATAGAGGTGGCTGGTTTGGACGTTGATACAGCTGGACAGTTGAGGCTCTTGGAAAAGGCGATCGAGGATGGCGTTGCGCTCAAGGTCGATCTTTCCCTGATTGCGTTGACCGGCGAGCTGCAGCGCCAGATTTCAGCGCGGATCACATCACACGCGGCAGCTGACGATGTGGATGGCCTGAAATCCTACCTGGTGGCAGCAACCGCAGCGCTGGCCGTGATCTAGCGTGGACGTCTCGCAGATCATTGAGGCTTACGGATTGCCTGGGCTGATGATTGTCGGCCTGGGCTATTGGATTTTGAGGGTCCAGAAACGAAACGACGATTTAGTTGATCGCGGTATCGAACGCGAGGTTTCGATGCAAACGACAAATGTGCAAGTGTTGGCAATCCTGCAGAGGTTGGAGAGCAAGTAATGAGAATTTGGCCGTTTAACAAAGACGACGCGAAGCCTGACAAGCTGGAAGCGCTGCAGGCTGCGAAGGATAGTCGCAAAAAGGTCGAGGATCAGATAACCAAGCTGCTCGACAAGCACCTAAGGGATACAAAACATGCTGGCGAACACTGATTTATGGGCCCTGGTGAATGTTGGATCGTTCGTCTTAGCCGCCATCTGGCTTGCGCGCGTGTCCTGGGCGACGCGCTTTTATTGGCGTATGCCGTGGAAGCAAGACAGCCCGGTTGCCTATTGGGGCTTTGGCGTGTTCTGGATGACCGTCTCAATGAACGCGCGCCTGCTATTCTGGGGGCCGATCCGTAGGCTGACCGACGAACATTGGAACGCGATCAATCCTCTGGGCAACGATTTCAACATTCTGTTTCATGTGCTGGCCATTGTGGCCGCACACGCTATGCTGGTAGGACTTCGCAAGATTAAATCTTAATCCCACACCCCAGTGACACATGACCGAACAGACATGGACCTACGAAACCAGCCCGATCGCCTGGAAGTTCAAAACAGATCGCAGCTTTGCCAGTTTCATAATTGGGCCGGTTGGTTCCGGTAAGTCTGTTCCCCTACTGCAGCGGCTCCTCGATCACGGCCAGGAACAAGCACCGAGCCCAGACGGCAAACGTCGCTCGCGCTTCGCAGTCATTCGAAACACAATGCCCGAGCTGCGCGCCACAACAGCCGTCACCTATGGCCAGATTTACCCTGACGAGAGTTTTGGCGAGATTGTTTGGCGATCGCCCGCAACCGCCCACATTCGACCGCGCGGCACGGACCTGGACGTCGAGGTCAATCTAATCGCGCTGGATAAGCCCAAGGACGTCAAGAAGCTGTTGAGCCTCGAGCTGACCGGCGCAGCTATCAACGAATTCAGAGAGGTTCCGCGTTCGATCGTCACGCGCCTGACAGAGCGGGTTGGCCGGTATGGCATCAACGAGCGACCGACCAGCTGGTCCGGCATATGGGGCGACACAAATCCGCCCGACGCGGATCATTGGATTTACAAGTGGCATCACGTTTCTAAGCCCGAGGGGTTCACGTTCCACCAGCAACCGCCCGGCGTGATCGAGGTCCAGCCGTACAAGGGCGGCGCGGAAATCATCGACGAGAATTTCCCAGAGTATCAAGGGATCAGGCTGACGAGCGCGGTTGTTCTGGTTTATCACAAGGGTCGCGTGCAGCGTGTTGACTGCCCGATTGAAATCATCCGATCGGCCGAGCGACAATGGATCGTCAATCCCTGGCAAGAAAACCTGGTTGCTCTGTCTCGCGTCAATCTGGGGGCAAACCCGCTCGGCGTGCGCAGCTATTACGGGCGAGCGCTGGCCGGTAAAACGGTTGAGGAAATCCATAGCTATCTGCAGGGCGTTTACACGTTCGTGTCAGACGGCAAGCGGGTTGTGCCGCAGTACAACGCAACGACGCACAGCCGTGAGCACTTGCCGGTTCTGGCGGATCAGCCAATCCTGATCGGCGCGGACATTGGCGGCGGTACGCTGCAGCCGTCCGCATTGCTGTTTCAAAAGCACCCGCGCGGAATGCTCCTGGCGCACAGAGAGGTTGTTTGTTTCGATCTGGGCGTGAAGCGGTTCGGCGAGCTGGTCAAGTCTGCCCTCGTTGAGCACTTCCCAAGCCATGTAGAGCGCGGCCTTACCGGCACGGGTTGGGGCGATCCGGCTGGCGAAAAGCGCGACGAGATATTCGAAACGGCCAGCTTTGATTTTCTGCGGACGGAATTCGACATAAACCTGCAGGCTGCGCCAAGCCAAGACCCCAGGATGCGGGCGGCTGCGATCGGCGGGCCGTGCGAGAGATTGATTGACGGCCAGCCTGGCCTGCTTGTAAATCGCGAAGGGTGTCCTACGTTTCATAAAGGGCTCATGGGAGCTTGGCATTACAAACGCGTGCAGGTTATCGGTCAGGATCGGTACGCGGACAAACCCAACAAGAACGACGAAAGCCACATTTGTGACGGTGGCGGTTATGGGTTCCTCGGCGCAGGCGAGTTTGCGCGATTGGGCGGACGTGATAAGGTCGGCAATAACTCGCACATAGCAACAGCGGATTTTGACCCGCTAGATTGAGGAAGCATGGATCAAGTTTGTTTATCACCGGAGGCGTTTTATATCCTTTACGAAATGCTGGCGGACGGCGTGACAATGCTGGTTCGCGGGGCTGGCGTGACGGTTGAAATTGGCGACGTGGCGCGGCTCTGGGAATGGAATGAGGAGCTCGGCAAGCTCTGCGCAGTCAAGGACGGCGAGGCGTGAGTGACGCGCATATAGACCCGATTATCGACCTGTCGATCGAAAGCTTGGCAACGGCCTGCAAGGGCAACGTTGCCAACCTGCCGACGTTCATGGTTCACGACGACCACCTTTGGCCCGTGTTTCGCCGCGTGCAGGCGGACACTCAAAACCGAATTCACATGCGCCGATCGACATTCCTGCAGGCCGTCGCTACTCAGCTGCCGGTAAAGGCCGGAATAAACCTGCCCAACGGCGTGCAAAAATTCACGATCGATCTACAGCCGCACCACCTGCAGGGGTCGGCGGACATGGTGAACAACGAAAAAGCAATCCCCGCCCGCACGATCGCCAAGTCGGACGCACACGGGCGCAATCCATTGGACGAAGATTATGGCCATGTTGCACGAAACAATTCTGGGCAGTCGGTCCAGCGCGATCTCGATGGTGTCCGAGCTGCGACCGGAGACGAGGTTCGAGGTGCAAAGACAAATGCACTTAGTGGCGGTAATACAGAGTAACGCGCGGTGGCAATGGGCTCTTGAAGGCGATCGAGGTGAATACATCGCAGGGGTTGCCGTCATGCCTGATATCGACCGGCGCGGCTGGTTTGTGGCCTACCCTGGCGCAGCTCTGACAACCGGCCTGCAGCTGCGCCCGCTGATCAAACTGTTTAATCTCCTGAAATCATCCGGCGTATTTGACGAGCTCCGCGCCTGGGTGATCGCCGATGATCCCCGAGCGATAAGATTTGCCGAACGCTTTGGACTTCTCTATGACTGCGGACCAGCGACCGGGTTTTCATCAACCGGGCGGGACATGAGCCTTTTTAAGTGGAGCAGATCATGAGCGATTTATTCGGCGGCGGTAATACCGGAGCAGCACAAAAGCAGCAAAGACAAGCCCAGGCCAGCAACAGGCGGGCAACGCAAAAGTCAAACGAAAGCGCGGCGCGAGCGCAACAATCGGGCGATCGTGGCTCGAGCAGTCGCGGCGGACGCAACATTTTCCTCGGCAATCTCTCGGCGGTTTTGCAAAAAACGTTAGGCGGCTAATGTGGCACAATGGACCCTCGAGCGAGCGCGCAAGGCAGCTGGACGCGCCAAGAATGCAAAACTAGCGTCGGATGAAATCTATCGCGAGGCGATGGAATTAACGTTTCCCGATCGCGAGAATTTCACGCAGACGTCCGAGGGACAAAAGAAGGCCGCGCGCAATTGGGACAGCACGGCAACGACGTCGATAATCCGCGCAGCAAATCGACTATCGTCAGAGTGGACGCCACAATTCGCAAACTGGTTTGAAATCGGCCTGGGGCCAGCTGCGAACGCTATGCCAGACGACGCATTTGCTAAGGTGGTCGGCAAATCCAAGGACGAGGCCAAGGCGGAGCTCGAGCGAACAACGGCGATCTGCCAGGCCATTTTCAACGGACCAGGCTTTCCCACGGCATCAAACGAAATGTATATCGACTGGCAGTATGGCCAGGGCGGCATGAAGATCATGCCAAACGACGATATCGTTGGCGAGCCGGTGATATTCTCGTCCATGCCAATGTCGCATTTCTACGCCTACGAGGGGCCAAACGGTCGGCACGATCAATGGTTTTTCTGGCACGAGCTGCGCGCGGACGTGCTCGAGGCTGAATGGTCCGACGTGGTGCTAAGTGACGATTTGAAGCTACTGGCGGCAAGCGACAACCCGCCAATGGTTAAGCTGGTTTCGGTGGTTTACCGCGATTATGACAAAGACAAAGGCACGAAAGCGAAGCCGTTCCGCTACGAGGTTTTCCACTTCACCACGGACAAAGACAAAAATTCGCGGATCGTCGCACGCGTTTCAAAGGGATCGCCGTTTGTCACCCCGCGTCACACGAAGTTGCCAGGAGAAAACCGTGGGCGCGGTCCGGTCATCTTCGCAATGCCGGATATCAGGACTGCCAACAAGATCGTCGAAATGACCTTGCGTGCGGTCGCGATTGCGATCCTGGGCATCTACACGGCAACCGACGGTGTTGCGTCTCCGATCAATCTAAAGCCGCTTTCTGTGATCAACGTTCGGCGCAACGGCGGGCCGGATGGTCCGAGCCTGCAACGCTTGGATAATCCGCAGCGGATCGACTATGGCGAGCTTGTCATGGAAAAGTTGCAGGAAAGCATCAAGAAGATTATCGGCGACGGCGGGCTGCCATCCGAGGCCGGACCAATCCGCACAGCAACCGAATTCATCGAGCGGGCGCGCGAGCTGATCGCAGACCAGGCGGGCGGGCTCGGGCGTCTCTACGCGGAGCACGTCATTCCGTCCGTTCAGCGCGTTGTTGATATTCTCGAGGACAAGCAAATCCTGCCGTCCGATGGCATGAAGATCGACCAGTTTCTAATCGAGGTTCGCATGATTTCGCCGCTGGCTCGCGGTGAGGCAATGCAGGCGGTCGAGAACATTGTGCGCTTCATCGAGATATTGAAAATGCTCGGCGGTGACGCTCTGGTTCATTACGAAATGAACATGCGCAAAACGACGCCATTGATCGCCGATCACATGGAAATCCCTCGCTCGATCCGCACGACCGTCGATGACAAAAAGGGGATCGAGAAAGCGGCGGCGCAAACACAAGCGGCAGAGGTGGGCGCTGATCCTAACGTGGCCGGTGAGGCCGTCGACGAAGCACAGGCAGCGGAGGCTCCAGAATGAGCGCAGTAAATCCACTAGAAGAATTGTTCGCAAGCGCGGACATGGACGAATTCCGCGAAATGCTGGAAGGGTCGGGCGTTGATCGGCAAATGCCTGCAGATATTGATCCTGGCGTGGTTGCGGCATGTTTCAGCACTGACGCCGGGCGGATGACGTTCGAATGGCTCTATCGCGAGTATATGCACGTTGCTGTTTGCGTTCCCGGCGAGGCGGAGGGTTCGGGCTTTTTCCGTAGCGGATCGCAGCAAGTTGTTTTCGATATCGCCCACAAAATAATGCTAGCTGAAAAAGGAGAGTAGCATGACTGAACCAAACCCAGAAGCGCACAAGAACACAGAGACCGACAAGAAGCTAACGCCTGGCCAAATCGCCTCGGCTAAGAAAAAAGAGGAAGTGGCGAAAAGCCGCGCAGCTAAGGCCGCAGAGGCAGCTGACGGCAAGTCTGGCGTGGCGCAGCAAGATAGCGTGGCGCTCGATGATGGCCCAGAGCTGAAACGGCGCAGCGTAAGCCGTGGCTCAAATCGTCGCCTCTTGCGCGCTATGACCGCGTTTGAAGCTGCCTTCGATACCTTCATCAAGGAGGCCGATCTGCAGCTGTTTATGGCCGACGACGAAGGCAAGCGCGTTGGCGAGTGGCCGTTTATCGGAGGTCTGCGCGAGAGCAAGGCCGCAATCAAGCAGGAAATGGACGCGGTTTTGTATCCGTCCGGCGACGGCGAATAATCAAACCCACACCCCAACGAGGAAACGAGCATGAAACAACTATTTATTGAAAGCCTGCCGTCGATCAGAACATCCTGGGTCGAGCGGCGTTTTCTTAATTTCTGGGCCGACGAGTGCGGCGCGGTTGGCGACGGAGGCGACGATGGTGATGGGGAGGGCGATGGCGAGGGAGCTGATGGCGAGGGATTGGGAGACGGCGACAAAACGAAATCGCAGTCAATTCTCGACGCGGCTGGCAAAGGAGAGGGCGATGGCGATGGGGAGGGCGATGGGGAGGGCGATGGCGATGGAGACAAATATGCAGCGCCGGACACGGTTCCCGAGCACCTGCGAGGCAAAGACGCCGACGACACTCTGGCAAAGGTTCTGCACGCATATTCAGGCGCTCGCGCGACGATAGCCAACGGCAAGGACGGCGCGGTCCCTGATACCGTGGATGGCTACAAGATCGAGGCAACTGGCGACGACGACGCGATCGGGGCCGAAATCAACAGCGAAGCCAGCAAGCCAGCAATGGACGCATTCAGGGCCGCAGCGCTCGAGGCTGGCATTCCTGACGCTGCATTCGAAAAGTTCATTCGCGGCGGGCTTGGCCGGTTATCCGAGGCGGGCGTTCCGATCGGCCAGACGCCAGAGCAGGCGCAGGAAATCAGCCAGGTTGCAGAGGTCGAGGCGCTTGGCGAAACTGTTGGCAAGAAAGAAGCCAGCACAATGATCAACACGGTGGACAGCCTGACAACCAAGATGGTTGAGCGCGGTATTTGGTCGCCCGAGGATCAGGCCGAAATGCGGGTCGCGCTTGGCACAGCTCAAAGCACACACGCGTTTTACAAGCTGATGACGGACTATTTGGGCGAAAAGCCTATCCCGTTGGCTCAGGGTGGAGAGGGCGCGGCAACCAAGGCCGAAGCCAATGCAGCACAGGCCGCAGCGCTCGCGATGAAAGATGGCCCAGAAAAAGACGCGGCCAGAGCAGCGGCACAAGCCGCAATGGACAAAGCCTACGGCAACGAAAGCGCTGGCTCGATCAGAACCGACATGCTATAGACAATTCATTCCCCCCAGGGAGTTGCGTTTCCGTGACGCATTGGACCCGCAGCCGTTGTAGTGTCGGCTGCGGGTTTATTTTTTGCCTTGCTCCATTTTCCATCGTCTGTATATTGCCTGCCAAGAACAGACCCGCGAGCTAGGCACCCAGCCGTTAAGGACAGGCCCAACGCTCAAGGCCCTTTGATCCCATCAGATTGAAACCTTGAAGGAGTTGGCAAAATGACCATCCTTAAATCTATCGCCTCGTCTATTCGCGTAGTTCTTGGCGCAATTATCTCTCTCGCATTTGTTCCAAACCGCGAATTTCTATGGGACGAAGCCGGATCGATCAGCCTTTCGGTCGCCGCGATCGCCTCGTTTGCTAACGACGTTAAGCACGCCTACCAGGACAGCGGGAAACTCCGCGATACGGTCCGAGTTAAGACCGGCGTTGTGGGCTCCACGCACCGATTTAACAAACTAGGCAAGGGGCTGGCGACGCAGCGAGTTCCTCAAACCGACGTCATTCCGATGAACCTGCAGCACAACAATCAAACTGTGACGTTGGAAGATTGGAACGCGGCTGAATACACAGACGTATTTGACGGCAGCAAAACCAAAATTTCAGAGCGGGCGGAATTGGCTAAGTCGATTTCCATGGCGATCAAACGCCGTGAAGATCAGCTGCTAATCGACGCAATGGAAGCTGCGAGCACGGCCTTGACCGTTGCGAGCTCCGTTGGTGGCGCAAGCACCGATTTGAACGTGACTAAGCTGCGCCAAATTCTTCGCCTCTTGGGCGACGGCGGCGTTGGTGAGGACGAGGAAGTCACTTTCGTGGGTTCGTATTTTGGCAAGGATGCGTTGCTTGGCGCGACCGAAGTCACAAGCGCGGATTTCAACAGCGTTCGCGCGCTGGTCAGCGGTGACGTGAATTCGTTTCTCGGTATGCACTTCAAATGGATCGCCTCGCGTGCAGAGGGTGGCCTTGATCTAACGGCTGGCGACCGCACAAACTTTGCGTATGCGAAAAGCGCAATGGGACACGCGGTCGGGATCGATCAGCGCATGGAGATCAACTATATTCCGACCAAGACGTCCTGGTTGGCAAACATGTTGTTCTCTGCAAACGCGATCGACATTGACGCCGGTGGTCTGGTTGAAATCACAACCGACGAAAACGGCTAACAATTAGGGGGGGCAATGACTGCCCCCCTTTTGCGCAAATTGATAGGAGGCCAGCATGGCTTTTACACTTAAAAACCTGGAACGGGAGGGCGGCACTGGCGCCGGTCTTGGCTCGTTCACTTACAATTCAGCCGACAGCAAAGCGACCATCAAAGGTGCAAACTATTTTGATGCAGCCGCAGCCGGTGGTCTTTTGGCGGTCAGTGATCGCATTCGAATTCACGCGTCTGACGCTGATTTTGATGCACACGTCTCGACCATTTCAGCGGCCAACGCTGTTGTCATAGCGGCGATTGACACGTTCGCGTAACTCGCAGGGGTGTGGGTACACGAGGAAAGGGGTCGGGGCTTTTGGCCTCGGCCTCTTTTTTTAGGAGTAGAGCATGGTCGAAACAACATTCACGGTTGCCTCAAGAGCGATATCGCATTTTGGTGAGCCAGCAATCACGGCCTTTTCGGGCTCTGACGTCGCGGATCACGTCAACCAGCATTACGAAACAACAATCCTAACCCTGCTTTCAATGCACAATTGGACGTTTGCCACCAAAAAGGCGGCGCTGGTTGAGGACTTAGGCGCGTCCGACACGCAATGGGCGCACGGCTACACGCTGCCAGCAATCAAGACGGTGCGCGTGGGTCAGCCTTTGGGGTTCTATCCAAACCTTGACGACGGCGCGCGCAAGATTTCAGATTTTGAAATCAGTAACGATTGGGTTTACACCAACCGTTCCGAGATCGCCTGCGAGTACATTCAACGCGAGGACGAGGACGATTGGCCGGGATACTTTGCATCCCTCGCAGATCAGGCTCTGGCCGCAGCTCTGGCCATGCCGATCGTCGAGAGTGTTTCACGCGCTTCATTGCATCAAGGAAAAGCATTCGGCACGCCATCGCAGAACGGTCGCGGCGGTTTGTTTAACGTGGCGGTGCAGGCGGATATGATCGGCAAGCCGACACAATCCTTGCTCGACGTATCGGATCCGATCACAGAGGCGAGGTTTTGATTAAATGCCGGTAGCACGTCAAATCCAAACGAACTTTTCGTCCGGCGAATTCGATCCGAGATTGTGGAGCCGCGAGGACGTCACGTTTTTCTACGGATCAGCGCAACGCCTGGCTAACGTCATTCCGTTGCCTCAAGGGACGCTGCTAGGGCGTGAGGGCTTGCAGCACATCGATCGGATGCGAGGGGTTCTAACGGACGTTACGCCGGTCTCGGGCTCATTTTCAGCGCCAGAGGGCGGCACGGTTGCAAACCTGGTCGACGACGATCGCGCAACAGCGTTCTTGACAACCGGCGCGATCGGCACGGCAAACGAATATGTGATCTGGTCCGTCGATTTTGGAGCCGCGCAACGGCTTGGCGTGGTGGATTTGCAGGACCTGGCTTTCGTCGGACTGCCTGGCGGCTTCACTGGCGGGACAATAAGGCTGCAGGCATCGACCGACGACATTTCATATGTGGACCTTGAAGGCGGGACACTTCCCCAGATCGAGGTCGGCGATATCGCCTATGATCGCCGGATCAGCTCGAGCTCTGCGGGCGCGTTTGCCACGGATTATCGATACTGGCGTTTGATCGTGGACAATCCGATCGGTGCGGACTTCTCGACGGCGGAGGTCACTCTGTCCGGCGTCACGTTCTACAATCAAGCAACGTCGGACGCGTCGGGCGATCCTACGGCAAACAAGGCAACGCAGCTTTCAATATCGATCACCCAGGAATATGTGATCTGGATCACCAATCTCAGCGCGGACATTTTTAGCGTCGCGACGGATGAATGGATTTGCAGCGTTCCGTTGCCGCACACGGCGGCGCAGATCGCGGATATCAAGTTTTCGCGCAACCAGGAAACGCTGGTGATCTATCACGAGGACGTGGAAACTTATGTCGTCCAGAGGCTCGGAGCTGACGACGCATGGCGATCGGGCGCGTTCGAGTTTGACACTGTGGTGCAGTTTCCGTTCACAGACGGCACGGTTGCGGGTGGAGTTAATGCCAAGCAGCTCTTGAAGTTCGGCAGCATGAGCTCGGGCAACCTTTATCATTTTGAGTACAACGGCCAAGTCTCTGATGAAATATCTTGGAGCGGGACAGACGCCACAAACCTAACGCGGATCAATGACGCGCTCGAGGGAATGGACGACTACAACGAGGTGACAGTAACCGACACAGGGTCGAGCAATTACCAAGTCGAATTCACTGGCGTCGATGGCAAAAAAGCCTGGCCGATCTTGGTTGCAATCATCAAGGTCGGAAGTGGCACGGTGACGCCGTATCACGAGGTGATCGGTAAGCCCGACACTGATCCGCTTTGGAGCGCAACACGCGGATATGCCAGATGCGGCGGGTTCTACCAGGGGCGGCACTGGATGGGCGGATTTAAAAGCCGGACGGCTTTGATCGTCGGTTCCCGCGCAGACGGACGTTTTTCTGATTTCAAAGAGGACGCCGATCCGGTGGCTGGTTCTCCGATCGTTGTCGAGCCAAACATCGACGAACAAATCACGATCCTGAATATCTTTGCCGGGCGTCACTTGCAGATTTTCACGAGCTCGGTTGAGCTCTATGTGCCAGACGAACCGATCACGGTTAACAACATCGCACTGAAAGCCAGCACGCGCCACGGATCATCGCCACAAACGGAGCCGATCGAGGTTCAGGGCGGCACGATATTCGCCGATCGGAATGGCGGCGCGCTGCGTGAGTATCTTTTCCAGGATGGAGAACAGAGCTATTCGGCAGAGCCGATTTCGCTATTGGCCGGCCATCTGGTTGCGTCGCCGCAGTCGATCGCCTTGCGTCGCGGTCGCGCGAGCCATCAGCCGCGCCAGGTTCTAATTGCGAATACCGGCACAGATAGCACGGGCGCACGAGTGGACGCAGCTCTGGCTGTGATCGATCGGGTCCAGCAAGTGACGGCATTTGGCAGGCTGATCACACAAGGGACGTTTGAGCAGTTTGTGGCGACGCAATCGGGCGAGGCTTATGCTGTTGTTTACCAGGAGACGGCCAACGGGACGAATTGGGCTTATCTCGAGAAGTTCGACGCCGATTATGTTTGCGACAATGCGATCAAACAAACCAATCCAGACGCTGACGATTATACCGCGACGGCCAGTCAGACGGTTTTCGCCTACACATTCGCGAGCCCGGCAGCTGACACTGACGTGGCGGTCTGGACCCGCGCGCTCTCGAGCGACAGCTGGACGCGGATTGATGCGGCAAATTATACGGTAAGCCTGGGCGGGCAGACGGTCACGTTTGGCGTCGGACTTGCGGTCGGAACGCTTGTGCACATCAATCTCAGGCAGTCGGAAATTGTGATTTCTCCGCCCGCGCACAACGACGGCGAGACGCTATTTGTGAACGCTGACGACAAGGTTCCGCTCGGATCGTTCACAGCAACCGGCACAACGATCGACCTTGGTGCGCTGCGTTGGGATTTCACGGTGCAATTCGGCTATCGGATGGTTCCGCACTTAATCATGCACCCATACAAAGCCAGGGGCGAGGTCAGCCCGACAATGAAAAACCAACGGATATTCCGCGCGCTGATCAGCACGATCAACACGTCCAACCTAACCGTCAATATGGCCGGGCAGACCTTGCGGGACATTCCGATCCTGGAAATAGGCGAAACCGTACACACTGGCATGGTTCGCGTTCAGGGTTTAGGAAAGAATGAAATCGACCCACGGATTGAGATTTCGCAAGCAAATCCTGGGCCGTGGGAAATCCGATCTGCAACCTATGATGTGAGGTTATAATGGCACAAGTTTTTATGGCGGTAGGCACAGCAGTCACAGGGCTGTTTGCTGGCGGTGGTGCAGCAGCTGCGACGGCTGCAGCCGCGACAACTGCCGGGACGGCCATTTCCACGATAAGCACAGCGCTCTCGATCGGGTCCGCTCTGGCGTCGATCGGGCAGGGTGTTGCCGCTAACAACCAGGCCAAGGTTGAGGCGGCATTCGCTGAAACCAACGCAACAGAGGAAACGCGCGCAGGAGCATCGAGGGCTGCAGACCTGGCGCGGGAATACAATGAGCTGCGATCGGAGCAGTCAGTGATCCAACTGGCCAACGGTTTGAATATTGGCGTCGGTACGCCGGTTAATATCGCCAAGGCGACGCAGGCAAACGCGACGCGCAACATCTCGCAAGAGCGCGAAAATGCGCGCAATCGCTCGCGCCAGAGCCGCCTGCGGTCGCGCGGCCTGTTGTCGGAGGGCAGAGCTGCGCTAACGGGCGGCATCATTAAGGCCGGATCGATCGGCTTAGAACAGCTTCAATTAGTAGGATAATCCCGTGGCAACAGTCAGACGGTCCAGGCTTCAAAGCGTAACACCAGCAATCACGCCTCGCCCAGAATTGGGATCAGGGGCGCAAAAAACGTTTCAGGCGATCGAGGCGGGATTTGCGTCGGTCAACGCGTTTGTCCGTCCGGCTGTTGTAAAGGAGCGTGTGGCAGCTGGTGAGCGCGAGGCGATCGAGGCCATCAACAGCAATAAATTTGAGCCCGTCAAGCCGTTCACTGTCCGCGACGAGGCATTCAATGCAACGGCTGACACGATTATCACGACGCGCACTATGGCCGAGCTCGACAATCGTTTTCGGGCGGCAATCAAAACGGCCAACGGTGACAGCAACCGGCTGCAGCAATTGCTCGGCAATATCAAAAGCGAAATCGGCGGAGCTCTGCCTGAGCTCGACGGTCTGGCAACAGATTTTGACCAGGCATACACGCGCGGCGCGTCCGTAGCGACACGCCAAACAGCGCGAATCGCAGAGGCTCGGGTTGTGGCTCGAGCTCGAGCAGCTGCAAATGACGCGGTTTCAGCGGCCAACAATGAGCTCGAAACCCTGGCAATCACGGGCGGCACGCCGGAGGAACTAACATCGGCGATCCTGGAAAATCAAAACCGCGTGGCAAAATACGGGCCGCGCGGGGCATTTACCGCGAACGGCGTCGAGTATGCCGCAGACAATTCGCGCCTGGGGATTGTGAGCGAAAGTAAAATCAATTCCACAATGGAAAAGATGGAACGCAATGCGCGCGGGATCATGCTCGAAAGCATGTTTCAGCAGAGCGATGCGCCGGGCCAGGTGACCGCAGAATTCGCTCGGGAGGTATTCGCTGGCAATAGCCCATTTGATCCGTCGACCAGCTTGAAGATGTTGCGGGATTTTGAGGGCAGGGCTCGAGCACATGAAGCGCGCCGGGTATCGGCTGCGAACGTTGCAGCGGCAGAGGTTCAGCGCAACGCGACAGCGGCACGCGGGCGGGTATCTCGCCGCATAGCATTCACCAATGCCCAGGAGACGCGCGACGCGGCTGCGGATAAGGTCGCACGCGAGCAAGCCTCGACCTATGCCGACAACGTGATAAATTCCTATGCTGTTCTGAATGAGGCCGGAGTGCCAACGGCAACGTCAGCAGAGGATCGCCAGAACGTGCTCGATGCGCTCGCGCCGTATCCTGATCAGCGTCGGACAGCTCTCGAGCAAATGGAAGTGGCGGACACGCTGGTTTCCCTGGCCGGAATGGACGGCGTTGAATTGCGATCCTTTGTTGAAGCGCAGCGCGCGAACATTGCCACCCTTGCGGGCGAGGGCAAGCTGGACCTGGTAGGCGCGCAGGTAGTGACGGCGCTGCAGGATCAGCTCGACAAAATGGGCGACGCAATTAGCTCTGAAAAAATCGGCCTGTCCGTGATCCAACAAACGCAAGGCCAGGGCTACAGCGCCGACGATGTGAATTGGGATGTAATGCGCGGCCAGGCTGCAGGCAACGAGGAACTGATTGCAGAAATCAACGAGACAGAAGAATTGCAACGCCAGATCGAAACGCTGGACGGCGCAAGCGCTGCGCAGCGCGAGGCGCAGATTGAAGCGGTGCAAAAAAAGCTGGTCGACCTGGCCAAGGCTGGCGACAAGTTCGGCACGGGCGCGGCCGCACAGTCTCGAATTCTCGACGATCTTTCCGCTTGGAGCAACGCGGTTAATCAAATGGCCATCAACGATCCAATGCGTTTCGCTGCAGCCTCGGGCATTCAAATGGAAGGATTTCCAGAGGAGGCGGGTCTGGTCGATGTGGGCGGCGTTATCGTCAACCGCGTCAAGGCGCTAACCGGCGCGGTCGCCAAAGAGGGCGGTCAAAACCCTGTGCCTCTGACTGATCCAGAAATTGCCGCGATCGGGCAGTTCTATGACGATAGTCCGCTCGGCGAACAGGTTGCATTTCTGGGCGAAATCGCAGGGCTCGGCAAAGGTCAGGCAAGCGCGATTTTCAAGTCTCTCGAGACGTCGGCGCCAGCGCTCTATTCGGCTGGCGAAATCCACGTCGGCGGCAACAAGAAAGCTGCGGGCGTGATACTGACCGGAGCAACCGACGTGAAGCTGGAAGGCGGCACACTCGCGGAGACAATCTATGCGCGCGCTAGCATTCTGGGAGATCTGATCGGCGAGGGAATTGTTGATCCTGACAGCCTGGCGGTCCTGGATGGTGCGGCCTTGAACTACGCTCGAGGCGTGGCGATCAATGCCGGGCTCGGAGCTGTTAAAAAGAAAGACGTCGAGCAGGGCTATCGCATTGCAATGGGGCTGCAAGAGGATGGCACAGGCGGGCCGCAGGAAACCATATTCGGCGAGGCGATCCTGCCGTCCGGCTGGAACGGCGTGCGGTTCAATCGCACAATACAGGACGCCACCCTGGGCGACCTTGAATTCATGGCAGGCGGCGAGCTGATATTCGAGGGCGGCACATATGACAAACGCCAGCTGGTTGACGTGATCGACACAGTTAAGCACACGGGCGAGCTGACGACGCTAACACCTCGCGGCGAGGACGGCGGATTGATCAACGTCAAGGGCGCCGGAATTCTGCAGCTCGATCTGAATGCTTTGTCGTTCAAAGCCACGGGCGAGGCGACGCCGGAGGGGCGCGTGATTTGGGAGACGGAGGGCGGCGAGCTCTACAGCGAGCGCAGTATGACTTTCGAATTCGGCGGGAAGTGGTACAACGTCCCGACAGTTCTGCAGGACGGCCACACAATGACGGCTCGCGAGGCAGAGGATTTTTACGGCTCGATGACGGTCAAAGAGGACAAGGTGACAGGCCGCAAGCTGATCGGCTACGTTTCCCAGGACAACGCGATCCGCGCAGCACAAGCTCGGAGTGCAGATTTAGGCGGTAGTTAATGGCTCTATATAAAATTCAAAACGACGACGAGGTTTCCGTGCTACAGCCGGAAGCCTCTTTCGGTGAAGCGGTCGGCGCTGGCTTTGAAATCGCCAAACCACGGGCTGGATTTTTCCCGCAGCGCGGCCTTGAGGATAAGGTGTATGCTCCGCTCGACGAATTCATGGACGGTATTCTGCCGGAAATGGGTCGCGATCCTGCAAAACGTTTATCGCCGGATTTGTTTCGCCGCGTGCAGGAGCAGAACTATCGGCCAGACGGTGAAACACTAAAGGAAATGACGGGCGAGCTGGACGCGTTGGGGATCGAGTATCCCGACGTGATCAAGGCTGAAAACTTTTTCGAGCTTCGCCGCAACATTGTTCTGAGCCAGCAGCAAGAGGACAAGGAAAACGAGGCGACGATTGCCCGAGCCGGTGTGGGCAAGGGTGGTGCTGGTGCATTCATTGGCGGCGTCGGCGCGGAATTCACAGACCCCGGCAACCTGGCGACGGCGCTGTTTGGTGCGCCGGTTCGCGCTGGCCTTCTTACAATCATGGCTGTTGAGGCCGGGATAAACTCAGCGATCGAAGTTGCGCAAACGCCAGGCCGCAACGAATTCCTGCGCGCGATCGGTGCGCCCGAGGAAGGCATTGGGGAAAACGCTTTGCGCGGTGCTGCGTTTGGTGGCGTCCTGGCCGGTGCAATCCGAGGCGGGCAGATCGGGGTTCAAAAGATCGCCAATCTGGGGCGCGCGGGGCAAACCAAAAAGGTCATGCGCTCGATCGCGGAGGCTGCAAGCAAGTCTGACGATCCCGAATTGAAGCAATTAGCCGAAACCGTTCTGCGCGATATAGAGGCCCAGGAGGCCGCTGTGACCAATCCGGCACCCGATACGCTCGCAGAGTACCAAGCCAGGACACAGCAAGCGGAAACCGCGATTTCTGGGCAATCTGACGCCGGTATGCCTGACCGTCCGGTGGCAATGCAGGCCGCGCCATCGATTATCAACGGCTCGCTCGAGGAAGTGAGTGCCGGCGAATTGCTGGTGCAGCCCAAGGTTTTCCAATTCAAAAGTGAAACCGTGGCGGAGGGCGGCGTGACGGCAAAGCTGGTCGACGTCAAGGAATGGGACAACGTAAAGGCTGGCACGGTTGTCGTGTTTGAGTATGCGGACGGATCGCGGGCGATCGCGGATGGCCATCAGCGCGTCGCTCTGGCCAATCGGATCATGAAGGCCGACCCAAGCCAGGACATAAAGCTGGCGGCGAACGTGTACCGCGAGGCGGACGGCTACACGCCGGACGAAATCATGGTGAACAGCGCAATCAAGAACATTGCGGAAAGTGCCGACGGCGTATCGGCGCGCATGGCGACGGATGCTGCGCGCGTGCTGCGCACTAGTCCCGAGGCGATCGCCAATCTGCCATCCGGCGCAGGGATCAAAGTCGCCCGCGAATTGTCGGCGCTATCTGACGACGCGTTTCAGCTGGTGATCAACGAGGTTATTCCCGCGCGGTTTGCTGCAGCTCTGGGCCGATTGGTTGAGGACCAGGTGATGCACATGCCGATCGCGCGCCTGATCGAGCGGCTTAATCCACAAACAACGGCGCAGGCGGAAAGCATAATTTCGCAGGCATTGGCAACACCCGTGTCTCGCGAAAAAACTGTTGATCTGTTTGGCGAAAGCGAGACAATCGAAAGCCTGTTTCTGGAGCGGGCCAAGGTGCTCGAGGCGTCAATGAAAATTCTGCGCGAAGAACGATCGGTTTTTCGCACACTGACGGAGCAGTCAGATCGGATCGAAGGCACAGGCGCAAATCGCCTGGACAAACAAACCAACGCGGAAGCGCGGGCAGCTGTTGACGCTGCACTGTTTGCAATCACAAAGCTGGCACACAGAGCTGGACCAATATCGGAGGCATTGAGCAATGGCGCGAAAGAAATCAAAGCAGGCGGCAAAACCAAAAGCACCGCCCAAGGCGTCGCCGACGTTATCAGACGAGAGGTTGAGCGAAATGGTCTCGGAGGGCTTGGCACTGGCGGAGCAGAACGCGCTGCAAAACCTGCGCGCGAAAGCCAGCCTGCACCTAATCCAACAATAGAGTTTGACGATCCGGTAGGCCAAGCCGCGCAAGACCAGGTTGCCGACACGCGGATCGAGGCGACCGACGCGGGCGATCAACTGCTAATCGATGGCGTTGATCCGATCGAGGCGGCGGATCGTCTTATCGCTGACGCGGATCGGGCATTGCGCGGCGCTGATGATTTGGCAGATCAGACTGAAATCGGCGGGCTCTTTGATCCAAATGACCCGAGCCGGTTTGATCTGTTCGACCAGGTTCCGACGGGCCGGGTCCAGGATGACGAGGGCGCTGTGTCCGCGACCACAATTTCACGGCAGCAGCTGGCCGACGAGCTCGACGCTGACGACGAGTTTCTTGATCAATTAGAGGTCTGCATAACATGAGCCCAAGAGATTGCATAAGCCGCGCGGCGGCTGACGGCGTAATGAGCCGCGAGCGGGCCGATCGCATCCTGGCAGAGTACGACAACGTATTCAGCCAATTCCGGCAGAACATGGGCCACACGGCAGCGGAGGCCATGGCCGCGCGCCAGGTTGTAAAGGACGCGCGACTAGAGGCTTTCGAAAAGCGCAGGACAATGCAGCTGCAGGCGGTAGCAACGCAGCGCCAGCTGCAGCGCATGGCCACACACAAGAACATCAAAGGCCAGCTGGACGCGGGCCAGTACCTGATCGATATGGTGGAAAAAACGCGCGGCGCTTTGGGGCAAACGTTGACCGGCAAATACAAAGCGGTGCAGGGATTTCTCAAGCGAGATTTTCAGGACGCGACCAAAGCCTTTCGCGCAACGCTGATCGGCACACGGCGCAACCAGGACACAATGAACAACGTTGTGCGCGAGGTGTTCGGGCAGAGCACGGGCGATGCAGCTGCAGCACGGTTTGCGGCTGATTGGCGCAACGTGTCCGAGAAGGGCCGCACCAGGTTCAACAGCGCGGGCGGTCATATTGGCAAGCTCGATGATTGGGGTCTGCCTCAAATGCACAACCGGCGATCGGTGGCTAAGGCCGGATATCCCGCTTGGCGGGACGCGATCCTGCCTCGCCTCGATCTGGCGGGCATGGCGGAGCGCTGGAACAACGGTCTGCCCTATTCCAACGAACAGATTGAGCCGCTTATGTTTGACGCATGGCAGGCGATCAGAACTGACGGGCATTCACGGCGCAATCCGTCCGCCAATGCCGGGCGCGGTGCTCTGAAAAACCAGCGCGCGGATCATAGATTTTTCAAGTTCAAAAGCGCTGACGATTGGATGGCATACAACGCGGAATTCGGATCTGGAAAAGACCCGTTTCGCGTCATGAGTTCGCACCTTGATAGCGTCGCTCTCGATATCGCAATGATGGAGGAGCTCGGGCCAAATCCAATTCACACATTTGCCTATTTGCAGGACGCGGCCAAGGATATCGCCAGCCGATCGGCCGATCCGAAAGACTTCAATCGCGCGGTGCGCAAGGGCAAGTTTGCACAAACCATGCTGGACACGTTCACGGGCAAGACTGTTGTGCCGCAGAACGAAACGGCGGCGCATATCGGTGCATCTGTTCGCAGCTGGACGTCGGCGGCAATGCTAGGGCGCGCGGTGATTTCATCCGTTACCGATTTCAATACTCAACGCATGGCATCAGGCTTTGCGGGTATGGCTAAGACCGGAGCGTTCAAGCAAATGATGCGGATCGTCGCTGATCCAACCTATCGGGCAGAGCTCAACAAGGCGGGTCTGATCCTGCAAAATGCGGTGGACGTGGGTAACGCGGTAGCGCGGCACGAAATGGCAGAGCTTCCAACGGAAATCACGTCGCGCCTGGCTGACGGCGTTATTCGATCGTCGGGCTTAGGCTGGCTGACAGAGCTGCAGCGGCACGCGCAAGGCGGGCAGTTTATGACAACGGCGGCTGACGAGTGGCACGGCAAGCCGTTTCGTCAGCTGGACGAGCGCACGCAGCGCATGTTCGAGGGCTACGGTATCGGCGAGCGCGAGTGGACGGCGATCAATCAGGCGGAAATCCATGAGACCGTCCAGGGATTGAAGCTGTTGCGATCGGAAGAAATCGAGAAGGCTGCAGGCTACCGGATCGCGGACCTTTACAGCGAGGCAATTCACAACCAGATCGAGTTTGCTGTGCCGACGGCGGGCGTTACCAGCACCTCGATCGTGAAGGGCGACACTAAACCCGGCTCATTCTCTGGCGAGCTGGCCCGGTTTGGGTTTCAGTTCAAATCGTTTCCGGTGAATATCCTGGTGACGCACGTTGGCCGGATCATGAATGAATACTATCAAGGCCGGAAACTGAATGCAGCGTCCTACGCGGCGGGATTTCTAATCGGCAACACCCTGCTAGGTGGTCTGGCAATCCAAATGAAAGAGGTTTCAAAGGGTCGCGATCCGCGCGACATGACGTCGGGCAAATTCTGGGCCGGTGCGGCTGCGCAGGGCGGCGGGCTTGGTATCTTTGGCGATTTCTTTTTCGATGATGTGAACAGGTTCGGCGGCGGCTTGGGGCAAACGCTTGGCGGTCCTGGCGTGCAGCTCTTTGACGACACGGTGATCAAGTTCGGCGTCGGCAACATTCAACAGGCAGTCGCGGGCGAGGACATGGACCTGGCCAAAGAGGGCATTGATTTGTTGCGGCGCTACACGCCAGGCGGCTCGCTTTGGTTTGTCAGCACGGTGCTGCAGCGCGAGGTGTTCGATCAAATGCAGGCGTTCGCTGATCCCGAGGCTGCGAAGTCATTCCGGCGCAAGGCACGCGCGGCGGCTGACTACGACACGCAATTCTTTTTCCCGCCTGGTGGTTCTGTGCTACAGGACAAGGGCAATATTCGCTTGCCGGACCTGGCAAACGCTTTCGGCGCAAATCGATAAGAGGGTTTTCAAATGCGAGATATGTCAACAGTCGATACGATCATGGTGCATTGCAGCGCGACGCGTCCAGACTGGATGCAGAGCGAGGGGCTTGCCGCACAGGTTACCGAAATCACCCGCTGGCACGTCGAGGATAGGGGCTGGCGCGGTTGCGGTTATGCCTGGTTGTTAGGCCGCAAAGGCGACGAGCATATTGGCCGCGATCTGGATGGCGACGGCGATCCTTGGGAAGAAATCGGCGCGGGCGCAAAGGGCCACAACAGCAAGGTCATTCACTTGTGTCTGATCGGTGGCCACGGTGCGAGCTCAAACGACAAATTCGCGGATCACTTCACTCCGCAAATGGATGCAGCCTTGCGTTTCAAGATATCAGAGCTGCGCGAAATGTTCCCCTCTATCAAATATGTGAAGGGCCACAACGAGGTCGCGAACAAAGGGTGTCCAGGGTTTCAAGTCGGTCCCTGGTACAAGCAAGTGCCCGCGCGCGGCCTGGGCGGCTCTAAGACCTTGGGCGGCACGATCGTTGGTGGAGCGGCCACGGTAGGCACTGGCGTCACAGCTGTGGGCGCGCTGGACGGCGTGGCGCAGTATATGGTAATCGGGTTTGTGGGGCTGGCCGTGCTGGCCTTCATGTTCATCGCCCGCGAGCGGATCAAAGCCTGGGCCAAGGGGGTTAGATAAATGCTTTCCAAAATCTTAGGCGGCGCGTTGCTTTTGTCTCTGGCCTTTGGTGGCTGGCAAATGAAGCGGGTCGAGGGATTAAAGGTCGAGGTCGCCAAGGCCGCGGGCCAGATCGCGGCGCTACAGGGCAACCTGGCGGACGTGCTAAACGATCGAATGCGGGACGAGCAAATCGAAGGGATGACCGATGCTGAAAAACTTGAGCTTGCTATTTCTCGTGGGTGGTTGCGCGCAGCTGATCCCTGACGCCAAGCCGCAAGGTCCGCTGTTTTGCTTTGTAACTGAGGATCGCAGTTTCACGCATATCGAATATGATTGGAGGCGCACGAATGCGCCTCACAATCTTGATCTGGACTTAAAAGATAATGCGACCTGGGATGACGAGGAATGTGATCGGATAATCGCAGAGGCTAGCGGTTAAGAAGATTTTTAATGAGGATGGAATGAACCCCGTTGATCGCGAATCGGCAGTTCAGCACATTGGATATTCTAGCTTAAACGGGGCATCAGCAACCGCGCTGGCCTCATTAAAGCAGTACGGCTTAACAAGCGACGCTGGTAAGGGGATGTTGCAAGTAACATCCTTGGCCCTTGATCTCATTGAGCCTGAAAGTGACGAGAACAGGGCGGATGCGCTAAGAGCCGCTGCGTTTAACCCAGACCTCTTTGCG